GGCGGCAGCAGCGTTCTGCTCGATCGTCTTGATCGCGCTTGCCCACCCACCAAGCAGCGTGCTGGACGCCCTACGCTTGCTCAGCGCCTCGGCGTTGCGGCCCGTCTTGCGCGTGACCTCTGCCTGATAGCGGTCCTTGCCCGCCGTCGTCTCGGCTTCCGCCATCACGAGAAGCTGGTCCATTGTTGCTTCCCTGATCGACTTCTCGCGGATCGCCCGCGCGCTGCCATCGCTCATGCTGCCGCTCGCCGCCTGCATGGTTTTCTGAGAAGCGATGATCTCGTCTGCCTTCTGGCGGATGCGTTGGGTGTTGTAGGTCGCAGCCGCCATCGTATCCTTGGCGCTCTGGTCCATCTGGGCAGCTTCAGCGTAAGCCGCCTCTTTCTCCATCCGGCCCTGAACCTTCTGGGCCTTCGCGTCTTTCTGCGAGCCGACAATGTCGAAGACAAAACTCATGGCTTCAGAACCCACTCATCGCTATCGTCATTGAGAGGCACAAACCCCAGCCAGCGCAGGTATTCAGCCGATCGACTGACCGTGGGATCGGCGTCCGCTATGATCTGCTCGACGCCCGCCGCGAACACCTGCTCGAGCGAACGCTTCACCTCTTGATGAACCCCAGCCGTGCATCCTGGCCGGCGCGCAAATGCGGCCCGCCAGACAGCGTTCTCATCCAGGTAGGCCATCGCAAGGGCGACAAGCTCGCCCCCATCCAGACGTGCCGCAAAGCCCGTTATCCGCTCATCCGGGGGATAGCCCTCGATGCCACCCCATTCCCGGAGATGATCCGTCGAGATTTCCTCGAACCTCATCGGTTCACGTTCAGCCGCGGCACAAGGCAAAGGATCGTCTGCGGGCCGACGCCGGTGAACTCAAGGCAAATCCTGGCGTCCCGCTCCCAGCTACCATCGATGGGGTACTCGCGGTCTTCCGAGAGGATGGTCAACGCGGTGTCGTAGGAGCCGCCCGAGGTCTGGTCGGCAATGTAGTTCCAGCCGACCCGCCTGCCCGTCGCCGGGTTGATCTCGGAGCTGAACGAACGGCCCCAGCCAATGCCGCCCGACATCGTCTCATGCACGATAAAGCCAAGCTTATCAGGCTTCTTGTAGTCGATCAGCGGCAACTGGCGCGGGCCTTTGTACTTGCCCTGATAGCGATAGCCGACGATCGCCTTCGTCACCTGGTAGGTCAACGTGACCTCGCCATCCGCGTCAACGGTCAGCGGGCCAGACACCCGCCCATTGCCCCAGACATAGACGCTCTCGCCAATCAGGTGATCGAGGCCCGCCAGCGTGCTTGTCGCAGCGCCATCATAGCTTTCCGCACAATCCAGCCGCCATGCGTCTTCCGCATCGGCCCACTGCTCAGCCGCGAGCTTCTCCACATAGCGCCGTGTCTCGCCCTGCACCGTTCGCTTGGTCGAGAGGTAAACGTGATCCTCTGGCGTACCCGGCACGACGCAGACGCTTTCGATCTCCGCAGCCGTCCCGCATGGAACCGTCCGGCAGAACGCGCCGATCCGCTCGTCCAGGTTGATCAGCATCACCACGAGCTGCCCATCGTCCCGAACAGCGTAGAGGCGGGGCTCAGGCTCGCTCTGGTAGGCCAGTTCGACAAACTGCCCAGCCACACCGCCCGCGATCCGCGAATGCAGCCGGCACAGGTTCAGAAGCTCGAATTGCTGTTCGCCCGCGTCCACCAGGTAGAGCTTGCGCCCTGCCCGATGGATATACACAGGCGCATCGTCCACAATGACCGCATCAGCATTGGCAGCGCCCCGCTGGCGCCGCATCCGCGCACGGGTATTGCCCGGCGTCATCACCTCATCGAACGAGCCGGTCGAGATATCGCCAACCCCGCCGCCCGTACCAACGATCAGGCCAGACAGGGACTTGAGCCAGCGGGCTTCATTGAGCGGACCTGGAATCGACCCGTCGATCACATCGTCATCGTCAGGCCCGAACGGGAAGCTTTCGTATAGCTCGGGCGAGGACTGCCAGCGCCGACCGTCCCGGATGAAGGCAAGCCGCCCCTGATGGAGAGCGACCGCATCCGGCCAGCCGTAACGATCCGACCATGACCCGCGCGCCCATTCGGATGTCGCCGTCAGGGCTGCAAACGGCTCCAGCACGTCAACCGTAGCCGCGTTGTCCGCAGTTACCGAGAAGATCCGCGCAATGCCCTCGGTGACGCCGCCCGAATAGATCACCTCCAGCGCAGGCGCACCGCTGGTATAGGCCGATACCCGAAGCCGGTAATAGACGATCTGCCCGTCTAGTCCGTCAGCAATCACCTGGTTCGAAACGGCGCTCGTATGGGTCGCAACCGTGACCCAAGAGGCCGTATTGCCGACGCTGCGCTCAAGCACGACCGTCGCCGTGAATGTACCCGTGACCGAGTAATAGAAGGTCCGGCTCGCGCCCGACCCTGATACCGTAATCTCGTCCGTCTGGTCATCCAGCGCGCCAGCCGTCAGGCTTTCGAATTGCCCAGACTGGCGCAGCATGATCAGCGAGTTGGCGTCCGTGGTCTTGAATGCAGGGCGTGATGCCGTAATCGTCGCCGTTCCCGTCCGCGCGCTCGGCGTCATGGTGATGCCGCTCAGGTCATCCGCCTCGAATGGCCCATCTGCCGGCGCAAAGCGGCGAAGGCTCCACGAGGTATTCGATCGGCGCTCCAGCACCCGCGGCTGGTAATCGCCGTGCGCCCACCATTGGACGTCCAGGCTTTGCTCCGACCGCAGGCCCGGAAGGTCCGCCTCCGTCCACGGCGAAGCGATGCTCAGCTCGGTCGCAGCCGACGTCGTGAAGTTGTAAAGCCCCGCCTCCCCGACCTCCTGAAGCTGGAACTCGATGTAATAGGGCGAGACGCCAGGCGTGAAGCTGACGACATGGACGCCGGGCCGGAACTCGGTGTCCTCGTAGATGTCCTGATCGCCCGATGCAGCGCCGACCCGAAACACCAGAGGCCGACGCGTGGTCAGAAACTTCAGCGATACCTCATCATCAGGCGCCGTCGTGGTGAGCGTGACCCGCCCGACCGCGTAGGTTCCCGCCTCGCAGTCGAAAGTTCCGCCATTCGATCCATCTGGCGTGAAGGTTGACGCCATCAGACTACCGCCTCAAGGATCGCCCGCGCCGCGGCAGTCAGCTTCTTGCCGCTCATCTGCAACATCACGCGCGCGATCTTCCCTGCCTCAACGGGTTCTGCCTGTGCAATGTCATTGGCGTAGATCGCCTGCACCACACTGCGGCGCGGCTCGGCATAGGCCCATGCGACCAGGACGCCTTCGGCAGACCAGTTCGGGCTCCACCCCTCATGCGCGCACAGCTCGCCGCGGATTGCGTCTTCCTCTGCTTCCAGCGCCCCGCCAGACAGGCCGGTGAGCCGCGACTCCTGCGCCTGCAACCAGACCATGACGCCGCAGGTGTCTGGCCGGTTGCGCGATTGGTGATGGGCCACCACCCGATCAATGAAGCTCATGAGATCAACTTGATGGCGCTTGTTCCGGACGCCCCGTTGGTGTCCGTCACGGTGATCGTGTAAGTGACAGGGTCATCGGTAGAGTTGACGAAGGCAAGAAATCCGTCGCTGGCCGATTGGTCATCGACTGTGCCGGAAATTATGGTGATCACGGCAGGGCTGATATAGTCGCCATTCCCGCCAGTCGCCGTGTAATTGCCCAGCGCGTAGTATGTTTCACCACCCTTGACGAAATTCTGCCAAATGGTTTCGGTCACTTCGACAACAAGCGCGCCGCCGCCAAGCGGAGGATCGCCGCCAGATGACGGAGCCCCGCTCACGTCTGCGAATGTCCCGATCGTGGCCGGCGCGCCTTCCAGCGCCACATAGCCGTCGTCATAAATGAACCGCATCGCGCCCGCGCCGATCTCGAGCGCAAACGACAGATCCTGGCTGAACGACCACGGACGCAGGATCACCTGGCCCAGCGCCATCCCGATATACTTTGTCCCCGGACGCAGCGACATGCCGCCATCCGTGAACAGGTACAGGTTCTCCATCGTCTCAGCCGTCTGCGGCGCGACATCGAGATTGACCTGCGTGAGCGTCTTGCTATCGACCTCGCCGCCCGTGAACGAGACGACCGGGATCTTGGAACTAGCCATTCTCGCGGCGCCCATTGCTGTAGCGCGTATCGAACCGGCCTACCTGCCAGCGCGAGGGAGGATCAGGCAGGCGCGGGTTCTGCTGTGCGTCCCAGTTCTTCGCCGCCCGCATCGTCCGGATCGTCTCGCCCTTGATGCGATCCAGCCGCGTCTCGTCGCCATTCGTGACCGGGGCCACGGCAGATGCCAGTTCCGCCGACAGGGCGTCAGCAAACACCTGCGGCCATGAGCCTTCCTGTGTCAGCCAGTCGCCCGAAATGTACTTGAGCCAGGTCGTGTCCGAGTTGGTCAGGATGCGCCCGCCCCGATCCTCGTAAGACAGGCTCGAATAGCGAGCGTCCATATTCCCCGCATCGTTGGCGACACGGACAATCCGCCAGCATTTGTTCGGCTTCAGGAAACCATACGCCCAGCCGTCCGGCGTCGGTTCGGACGCCGTAAGCTGGACGGTCGTGGTGCAGAAGTTCCACGGGTGCTTTTCGAACAGCAGCCGGCACTTCTCATCGTACCGATTGCGGATGCGAACGACCCACGTATCCTCTGACGTGGTCGGCGTCAGGCTTTCAGGCTCGCCCAGATGGTTGAGCGCAGCGTTGATGACACCGCCCTTCGAGGCCATGACTATTCAGCCACTTGCTCGGCGGGGCTTTCGGCCTGCTTAGGCTGTCGGCCAGGTTTGCGGCGCACGGTGACAGCAGCGACGCTATCGACTGCGGCAGCTTCCGCGGCGCGCTGTTGCTTGTGGCCTGCGAGCTGGAACACCTTGATCGCAGCTTCTTCGCGCGTCGAGAAATCGCCCTGAATGGCGTTGCCCTGATAGAATACTGTGTGCTTGCCCGTGTGGCCCAGATACTTGATCTCGTATCCGGCAGGCAGGTCGTCCACTTCGAAATGGTCGAGGAAGCGCTTGCGGGTCACGATCATGTTGAGCCCGGCTGGAATGGCGCGGACGAGAAGCTCGCCCCACCAAGACATATCCT